AAGAACTTCTTCTTGCCGTTCATCAGCTCAAGGCGCATCCTGTCCATGTCTACCTGACCGCCACTCGCCGCGGATAGGTACTCCAGATCGGTATCTGCCGCACTTAGCGGTCGCAGGGGCTGTATCTTCTTAGCCTCCTCTTCCATACGCTTAGAACCGATCTCACGACGTCGGTAAGCTTCTGCATCAGGCACCATAAGAGCACGTAGCCTTGCTAGCTCTGCTTTTATGTGTGGGGGCATGGGAACGGATTGGTTGTCAGCCACGGCTATTCCTTCATTGTGGGGTGGCACCGATTATGCCTTCGGTATTGTTCTAAGTCCACATCAATTCTGAAAGGGGAACTGGGTTCCCATTTAAATCCTAATACCCTACTCGGTAGGGAATTACGCTCCATACGGGTTCACCTTAGTACGTTTGTTGAACTCCATAGCATCAATGTAGTCGTCTTCGTCATAATCATCTCGTGGTGGTGGGTCAATCGATATCCAACCTGCATCCCTGAGATATCTCAAACCTTGGCTGATGCAGTCAACGAACTCGTCGTGTGCCGTCTCAGGGAACGCGCATATCTGGGACACCATGCCCTCAGCCCAATCCCTGACATAGCCTTTGCGTAGTCCAGACTCTGGTACCCACACTCGGCCAGCACGGATAATGTTGGAGACGATGGATAGTCTCTGTGTCTTGTCAGCACGGCCAGGGTTATACCCAATCACAGGCAAATGCGCACGTTGCAAGTCTTGTATAAGACTGATGCCCGCGGCCTTATCCTCTACCAACAATAGATCTACACGCTTCTTCTCTTTGCCTTCACCGTACACCGTCTCGTACTCGTCAATGATCTTGGGGCGCAGATCTGGATAGGTGAGCTTGTCTTGCCAACAGTCAATCACCATTACGCACATACCGCCATCTAATGGCTTAAATGCTCCAAGTGTTATGCACCCAGTAGGGTCGTTAGCCTCACCGTCTTTGTATCCACAGTCGTAGCTTTGGATGATGTACTCGAACTTGGGGTAAGGCTTGCCGTCTGGCCAGAGCCTGAACCAATCACGCTTAACGATACCGAACTCTTCTCCGTCGAGCAACTCTGCGTGGATCTCTTGGCGTCCGAGCCTTGTGCCCTCATAGCTAAGAATCTGCTTCTGAAAGTTGCTAGATAGGTTCTTGATGTTGCTGTACGTACTAGCGCGTGTGATCACCACGTCGTCACCCTCACGCCCTACCAGATCCATCACGACGTCTTTTGGACGGGGCGTGGTCGATGCAATGATCTTGGTCTTGTTACCGAGACGCACCGCAAACATCACCATGTCCCACGCTTCTTGGAGATAGTCCCACGCGGCTAACTCATCTAACCAAGCCCCATGCCACTGACCACCACGAAAGCGATCAGGCTCCGATGCTGATATGCCCTTGATGAACGAGCCGTTGTGTAGCGTGATCTCGTGCAAAGTCTTGTTGTAGTCTTTTACTAGCTTCTCAGGAATTATCTTCATCAAGCCTGATTCACCGTCAAAGCACGTACCACGCAAGTCACCAGACGTGGGGGCTGACACCAACCATCTCGTATTAGGTTCATTCCATGCCCATGCCGCTAGAGTTTCCGCGGCGGCTCTGGTCTTGCCAGCACCACGCCCACCCAGTAGCAACCATATATCCCACCAATCACCCGATGGCTCTAGTTGGTGCTTATGTGCTTGCTCGCTTACCCACTTCAGTTGCCAATTGATGGCCAACTGGTTCAATATTGGTCTACTACGGTACTCTTCTACAAACGTGGGATCGACCAGAATCTCGTCTAGTACGCTCATTCTGATTGGCGTTGTAATCTGATGTTCTTGAGCAACTCACCAAACACGTCTACGTTGTGCTCAATCACCATTGGCTTCTCATCATTACCAGTGTGCTCAGTACGCGCCAGCTTCGGTATGTGGTACTCCACCACCGACTGGAACATGTCAAATGCTTTGGCTGGATTCGGTGGCACAACGTACTCACCCTGTGGCGTCTTCACACCATCCGCTACTTGATCGAGCCATCCAGTGAGCCTGTGAGCGTTCGAGTCAACAAACAAGGCTATGGCATGTCTAGCCTCTGCTGTGACCTTGTTGGGCGTTCCTGACGTCCTACCGCCTGTCTTCTGTCCTACTGCCATATCATTCTCCTCTAACTTTCTCTATTTTAGATAAGTTAGTAAGAACTAACGTCTGCTTTGTTTTTTCGGTCATGTTTCAGTCCTTTGCGCACAATCGTTTCAGTGCATTACAGGTCTGAGTTTAACAATATATTTATTAAGTTGTCTAGTTCTGGTTCTATGAGGAGTGCTTCGTGTTCTTCGTCCGACACTATGAGAGCCCAAGACTTCATGGCTTTGCACCAATACAGTCCTGAGTTGTCATAGCCCATCATGAGGCTTTGGAGTTGTGTGTACTTGTCTAGGTTACTCAAGGCTCATACCCATTACACGTGTCTCCATGACTTTGTTTGCGCGTTTTAGCTTTTGGTTCTCTTCTTTGAGGCGCAATATCTCTGATGTCATGTATGCGAGGCGACTTGATGCTTGGTCTATCCATTCCTTTACTTCCATGGGCATAGAGAACTGTTGTGCTGACTTGGTAGGGGCTTTCTTCACTACCTTCTTTGCCGCGGTTTTTTTAGTCGTTGCCATCATGTTTCCTTAGTATGGTGCCTGTGGGAGTTTATTACGTTGCTGTTGCTCGTATTCGCGTATTTGCTTAGGCGTCCACGGTACTAATGGATGTGTTGGGAATGGCCACATTATTCAGCCTCCAAGTGGTTTACCACGCGAATCATTGCCGCGATCATATCTTTGGCCTGCTCTTTGGTCATGATGATGCGGGTACTGCCTGCGCCTGATCCTACGCTTACCCATACTCCATCATCATCAAATACATCTACAAATACATGGCTGTTGTACTCGCGTCCTTTGATCTGGGTTTGAAAATCTTCTTTAGTCATAGTGTGCTCCGTTAATTAAAAGTTAAAAAGTGAAATCGTAGTATTTGTCACGCTCGCCTAAGATCAAACCACCACATCCAAATACCAGACGTTTGTTCTCGTTGTAGTAGCACTTGCGCCACTCACCACTTCTGTCTTTGCGATAGTAAGTAATGTGGCCATCTAAGCGTGTGGTGTACTCATACTGTTGGCTTTCGCTGATACCGTTGTTGTCGATACGTGTTGCGTCGTCTTCAGTAATGGCGATATAGCGCTTCTTCATGTTGACCTCTACGATGGTGCCCGCATGACGGTCAGACCAAGACAACATGGTCACGCCCATGCCTACTGTTGGCTCTGGCTCGTTAAGAGTCATACGGCTATAGAGATGATTTACTAAGCTACCAGTTTGTGTTCCGAGTTTCATTTGATTTACCTTTTTAAACGTTTGTGGGGGTTACTAATTTGGGACGTTGGATAACAGTTTGCTTGACGCCATCACGCACGCCATGGTCTTTTACCGTGGCGATGATGGTGGCTGTCTCACCCTTGTCTGGGAAGCCTTTAGCTTGACCTTTGTAGATGATGATGTTCTTATCTGCGTCTTCGCAGATGTTGATGTAGATGGTGCCAAAGTTGCTCTCGATATCGATGATGTGAACGACTTTGAGAGTCACTGTGAGCTTCTCACCTACGGTGCCCAAGTGGATACGTGAGGCGTTTAAAGAAGCTTGCTTGTCTGCCCACTCTGCTTTACGTGCTTTGTTCTTCTCAATGTTCTTGAGAACTGCATTGACTTGTCCATAAGTCAACTTACCGTAGTTGTCATAGGCTTCTGCCAACGAGCCAACAAAGCCTTCTTTGTAGCCAGAGATGCGACCGTATTCATCATGAGTGCGACCCACAGAGATAAATTCCAAAATCTCTACGTGCTCAGGATTTGCCTTGGCAAATGTTTTTTGAGCGTTGGCAATGATGTTGCGTTTAACAGCATTCTCATATGCCACTGGGTGCTCAATGATTGGGGAAAAATTTCTAGCCATTTCAGTTCTCCTTAAACCTGCTTCATTGCAGTGATAGGAACTATAACAGAAAATTAGATTATTGTGTAGGTGTTTTCCCTAATCGTCCTGATCCATCATCATCATGATTACGGCTACTAAGGCAAAGATTACAAAGCCCGATGTCATTAACATAAATATCCAAGCAACTGTTTCTAACATGATGTACTCCTAAAGTTGTAGTTCAAGTTGTCTGCTTTGTACTGGGCTCTTTTGCCACCAATGGATACGTACTCTGAGTGATTTGACGTCCCTATGGCTGAGAAATGGCACCTTGGTGCGCTTCTGTTCATTCTCTTCAAAATGACGTCGTTCTAGAGCCTTTACGAAGTTCTGTGGGTCTAACCCAATCAAGCTTGCATATGCGGAAAACATGGAGTCTGGGTTGAAAAAGAATCTTAGAGATCCAATAGCATGTTTGTTCAAGTTGCAATGGTGGATTAGCTCATCTTCTGATGGTTCTACGCATAGGTCTTCTATGGCCATGGCAATGACGCCTGCAATCAAGTGCGCAGAGCACCTAGTTTCCTCTTGTATGCCCTCATTGGTGCTGATTAGGTCTATCACTCGTGCTCTCCTTGTGCAAAGCTTGTATGCGCTCCTCTAGCCTTCTCATGCGATTCCTGTTGTATTCCACTACGCTAGTTGCGTATTCCAAGGCTTTCTCGGCTTCTAACTTAGATAGGTATGCTTCCCTCATCTCTTTGCTCAAAATCTCTTCTAGCGTCTTTGGGCGCAATATGTCCCGAATAAAGTTAATCATGATTTCTCTGCCTGTCATGTCTTCTCCTTATAAATTTCCCTAAGTATGTCTGCACGATGTGGGTGCTTCAAAAGGCGTAATCCCTTGGCTTCAATTTGTCTGATGCGTTCTTTTGTTACATCGTAGGTTCTACCAATTTCTTCCAATGTGTAGTCACAATTAAGTTCAATACCAAACCGCATACGCAAAACTTTTATTGTTCTTCGGTTCAATGTATTCAATACATCCGCAACAACAGTGACCATTTCTTTGTTAAACAGTTCTTCTTCAGGGTCAACACACTCACGATACTTATGTGGGAAGCATGGCAACTCAGGCAACGTCGAATCGTCTTTGTAACCATAGTAGTAATACGCTTGGCGCAACTCCTCACTTGCACCCACAAAAGTGCCATACGGAATGGTGTCCCCTTTTTTTATCTTGCCATAACGCTTATTCATAGTTCTTCTTAGTCATGTGTTTTTGCTCCTGATCTTGTGTTCTAAAGCTGTAGCAAACAAACCCCATGCTTGGATGCTTCTATTCTTTTCTTGAAATATCTTTCCGATTTCTTCTATTTCTTCAGTAGTTAACCAAACCCAAGTCTTTGACGGTTCACTTATATCCATCATTTTTTGTTTCCATCTTGCTTGAGGAGATTTATATCCTTTTTCCCAAGAGTTAATAGTCTGTCGATTAACTCCTACAGCTTCTGCAAAATCACCTTGAGTTAAACCAAGCGAGCCACGTATTTTTTTAACTTCTTCAGGCGTCATGTGTTTTTCTCCAACTCTTTAACTCTGTCAGACAAGACGCGC